AGATCCTCGATGACCACATAGGCCAGACCGCGATATGCCGGAGCCTTCCCCGCGCCCTCGACCGCCTCGATCAGCGGATCTGGCAGTTGGTTCTCGCTTCCATTGTAAACACGCAAATTGAGATCGAGCGCCGAGATTTCGTTGCCATCCGCCCAAATCCTGCCGACCCGCAGGATCTCGCCCTCGCAAAGCCCGATCGCCAGGCTGACCGAATAGCTGTACTCGTTGACCTTGGGCTTTGGGGCACCCTTGCCTGTCCGGCGACGTCGAACCGTTTCCGTGAACTCCGTGGCCCAGACAACCTGCCCGCCCACCCGCATCCGGCCCCAGACCTGACCGATGGCCGCGCCTTCTCCCGCACCCGTCAGTCGCAGCCGCTCGATCCGGCCTACGTCCACCGGCTCGGACCCGCCGCCCAGAATCCGTTGGTCGATCGCGCGTCCGATCGTCGCCCCGACAGCGCGACCAATCACGGCGCCAGAGAGGCCCAGGACAGTTCCTCCAACACCGGCGCCAAGCATCGCGCCTGCAGCCGAAAGTAGCAGAGTGGCCATTCACTTGGTTCCTTCTGGAAAGGCAAAACGCGCCGCGATCCGGCGCTCCCAGGGCGTCGAAAGCGAGCTTTCGATGACACCGTGGCCTGTGTAGGCGTGGATGAACCGCTGATGCGATCCGACTTCGGACTGAAGTCCAAGGTGCTTGGCGATGGCCCCTTCCCGCATCCGGAACAGGATCACGTCACCTACGGCCGCTGGCACGAGGGGCTTTTCTCGAAGCCATCGCTGGGCTGCTGCAAGCAGAACCTCGTGGCGCGACGGTTCCGCCCAGTCAGCCGTGTAGACTGGCACGGGCTCTGGCTCTTCGCCATGGACCGCACGCCAGACACCCCGAAGCAGTCCAAGGCAATCCGTGCCTGCGCCCCGGACACTTGCCTGATGCAGGTAAGGAGTGCCAAGCCATAAGCGCGCTTCCGCAATGATCTGGGACCCCGCCGTCATGCGCCGCCCCCAGACCCTCGCACTCCGCCAATCGGACGGCCAGGAACCGGATAAGAGGCAAGCCAGTCTTCCCCCGGAATGTGCGGAAACCCCCGAAAATTGAGAAAGTTCGCAAACTTGATACGACAGCTGGTCGTGGACTTGTCGCAGCCTGCGTGAATAAGAACGGTGTCTCCGGCAGCGATTGGCGCCCGAAGCGACTGCCACAGTTCGATCCGGCGACGCATTCCCTCCTGCCGGTCGATCTTCACGACACCAACCAGCCCGTCCGCTGCGCCACTGATCGCGGCGAAGCGTCCACCTTCGAACCAACGCTCATCGTAACTGGCAAAGTTGAGGAATGAAAAGACTCGGCCGTCGTCCACCGCATCAATTGTGGCCTCGGCAAAGTAGCCTGGCTGGGTCAGGTCGAACCGGCACTGTCCGTCCCCAAGCACGGCGGAGCATCCCGGTGTGTAAGCCATCCCCTGCGGTCGGTTCAAAAGCTCGGTCAGTCCACGAAGCTCGGCCTTGAAGCTGCCGTCAATGCGAGAGATTTCGCCCAGACTGCCCCGGAACTGAAGCAGGAAATCCTGTGGTGCGGCCCAGTTGACCAGGTAGGCCTGAACCTCTGCACCGTCGAAGCGACCGGCGGTCAAGTCATCTTCGGTGATTGCCGCTGCGCTCAGGGCACCGAAAGCCTCGCTATTGTCAACCGAAAGCCCGGTCGTTTGCTGCAAGGCACGCGCAGTCATGCCGGTGTCGGCTCGGCAAGCCACTCCGTCGACCACAAGCTCCCGGTCATGGTCGGTAAATCCAAGCACCATTCCGTCTCGGCGCCGCACAGTCCAGGCACGGCAAACGGTGGTGGAGCCAGTTGCAAGATGCGAATGCAGGGCTTCTTTGCTCACAGGCGGACCTCCACGACTGGAACGCTGGGAACATCCCCGGCATGGAAGGACGCGACCGACGTCCGGATCGCGTCCGTATCAAAGCGAACCGGCACGTCGAACTCGAACCCTGCCGTGACACGGGTNNCCCAGATCCGGTGCAAGGGCAAAGCTCACCTCACCAAGCTCGGCGTTCACAGTGAACTCCAGCGACTCGAGCTTCGGATCTCCTGCCACTGCGACCACCACCGAGCCGACGACCGGCTTGCGGATCGGGCGGGTATAGTCTTGCAGCCCCGACACATAGGTCTTCTGCAACTGGAACACCTTCGTCTCTCCGTCCCCCATACCGATCAGCTGATCGTCAGGTGCCGGCGTCGCCAACGGCGCGCAGGATTTGAAATCGGACCAGTCCTTCCAGCGAAACCCGTGCAACTGACCGGCGCGAGCCTCGAAGAATGCGATCAGCGTTTCGACATCGTTCAGCGAACGAAGGCCAACACCCGCGTCGTATCGCCGACGCGAATGCGCCCAGGGGCTGTTCCGCTCTTCGAAACCGTTCGCCAGCGTGACGATTTCGGTCCGCCTTTCAGGGCCACCGACCGACCCGAAGCTCAGGTTTGCCGGGAAGCGTATCTCGTGAAATGCCATTGGACTGTCCTCAACGATTGCGCTGGCCGCGCGCCAGGGCGCGGCTGACCTGAGCCGCAACTTGGGATTGGCTGCGCTGGAAGCCCTGCACGTCGGGGGTCGTGATGTTCATCACCACATTGACCGCCCTGCCCCCACCTGCCTGAACACCCAAGCGGCCATCCGCGCCGCGCGCCAGTGGCATGATCGCCTCTGGCCCCGCTTCGCCCATCAACCCGCGCCCGCCCCGCATTGGGAAGGTGGTTGGCGCTCCGACGATCCCACCCTTGGCGAAGGGCATCACCTTGCCCTGGCTGAACGCCCCGCCATTGGCGAAGGGCATCCCCGCCCCCATCATCCCGCTGACGCCTTGTGCCAACAGTCCGCCCAGCGCACCGGTAACCGGCTTGATCGCGATGGAATAGACCGTGTCGACGATGGTGTTCGCAACCGTCTTCAGCGCATCGTTCAGCTTCATCCCGTCGAACACCAACCCTTCGAAAGCCTTTCGCAGCCCTCCGCTTATGCCACTCGACAGGGTGTTCACCTCCCTGCCCGTGAAGACCATCGTCTCCCGCATCCGCGACAGCTCGCCATCAAAGGCCGCCACCATCGACACAGACGAGCCCATCTGCGCTTCAAGCGCCTGAAGCTGCTCCTGCATCGTTCCGATATCCGCCATCGCCCTGATCCTTCCTCACATCGGGAAACGCCGCTGCCAGTTCGACCAGCCGCGCGCGTGTCAGGGGCGGGACCATACCCTCCCGCCCCAGCATGATCTTCAGTTCCACCGGCGTCAGTCGCCAGAACACCTCCGGCTCCAGCCCCAACCCGTGCAGGCCCGCCTGCATCAGACCCGACCAGTCGATGCCACTCTTGGCTCATCCGGCAGCGCAAACGCCCGTGCCAACAGCTCAGCCGACGCCCGTGCAGCCTCGACGGGCCCACCGCCAATCTCGACCTGCAAAAGGTCCGCCGCCGTACCCTGCCAACCACCCCCGCGAAGCCCGGCGACGATCAGCGCCAACACGTCCCGTGTCGAAAACCGCCGCTCCTCGAACCGTTGCACGAGATCAAGAAGTGACCCCGTCTCCAGCGCCACTTCCAGTTCGGCCAAAGCCCCAAGCGTCAGCTTCGCCGCATGACGCTGGCCATCAAGCCAGATCGCCACTTCTCCTGCCCAAGGGTTCGCCATCAAAGCGCCGTGAACGTCAGTGCCCCGGCCGAGGCCATGGCCATCTCGTAAGTCGCTTCGTCATTGTGGCTGGGGGAGAGCGGGATTGTGGCCTGCTCTCCTCCGGATCGGAAGCCGGAGTGGCAGGCGTCGAAGCATCAGTTGCTGTGGCCCAATGGCGCGATGGCGCAGGTGTTCTCGGCGCATGAGCCCGAGGCGATGCGGGGGCCGCAGTTCGATGCGGCCTGGGCGGACGAGCTTGGTAAGTGGAAGAAGGGCGGCGAGGCCTGGGACCAGCTGCAGTTTGCGCTGCGGCTGGGGCGGAACCCGCAGCACCATCACGTCGCGCACCTGATCAATGGTCTCGCCGACCAGCGCCACCCGCTTGCATTTGCCGGGGTCCGCAGGTCCCGCGCCCTCTACCTGCATCCGCACCCATTCCGACCCGGCCCGCGTCTTCCCCGCACCACGCCCGCCCATGATGACCCAGGTCTTCCAGGCCCCCCTCGGCGCCAGCTGATGCGGCAGCGCCCAGAACTCGAACACCCAAGGGAGAGCCAGCAACGCGTTCTGGCTCAGGCCCGAGAGAAACTCATCCACTTCCTCCGGCGCCGCGGAGGCAAGCCAGGCGGCGCCCGATTTCAGCTCTGGCCCCGTCAAGGTCGAGTGCCCCGCCGGATCCGACATGTCCGGCAATCTGCTTGCGGAGTTGGTCAACTTTNNCCCCTTTCCTGCAACACCTGCAGCGCCGTCGCGCGAAGATCGCGGATCGCTGTCTGTGCTGCCTTCACTTCGTTGAATTCCCCGGCACTGATCGCGTCGATGGTGCGTTCCAGCTCAATGATCGCCAGGCCGTAAAGCTTCTCTGTTGCCCCCAGCACCGCTTCCGGCGTGGGGCCATCTCCTATGAACCTCACTGTCATTCCAGTCCCGTCACCCCTCATGCCGCCCCCGCACGAGAGAAATGAAAAAGCGGCCTGCGGGGTCGCCCCCGGGCCGCTTCGACACTTCTTCTAGCATGCCACGATGTCTATATCAGA